CTCGCGCACATATTTTCGGAACTAAAAACTGCCATGAACATTAGAGACCGGATCAAGGAACTGCGGCGGGTGCCAGCGGATCAACTCCAGCCGAACCCGAAGAACTGGCGGAAGCATCCAGAGGCACAGGCAAACGCACTACGCGGCGTTCTGGCGGAGGTTGGCATTGCCTCGGCTGTGCTGGCGCGGGAAACGCCAGAGGGCGGCCTGATGCTCATTGACGGCCACCTACGCACGGAGACGCTCCACAACGCCGAGATACCGGTGCTGGTGCTGGACGTGACGGAGGAAGAGGCGGACAAGATCCTCGCCACGTTCGATCCGCTGGGAGCGATGGCCGAAGCGGACGCGGACAAGTTACGTGAGGTGCTGGAATCGGTCGAGACGGCTAATCACGAACTGTCGGAAATGCTGGCGGCACTGGCGGAAGAGCATGGGATTGTCCCGCCCGACTTCGAACCGGCGAGCATTGAGGACCAAGGCCAGCTCGATCAAAAAGCCCCGATCACCTGCCCACATTGCAGTCAGGAGTTCGTTCCGAAATGAACAAGGCAGACCTGAAGCTCGATTGGTGCAGCCACGAAGCCGCGAAGTACGCGTGTGAGAAGTGGCATTACAGCGGGTGCATTCCAAAGTCAAAGCTGGCCAAAATTGGCGTCTGGGAGTGCGGCCAGTTTATTGGAGCTGTGCTGTTTGGCGTGGGTGCGACTTCGGATCTTGTGAAAAGATACGGACTTTCGCACACGCAGGGATGTGAGCTGGTGCGTGTCGCGCTGCGTGACCATGTTACCCCAGTGTCGAGGATCGTTTCTGTGGCTCTGCGAATACTCAAGCGATCCTTTCCGGGACTTCGGCTTGTCGTCTCATTCGCAGACCCTGAACAAGGCCACGTGGGCGGCATCTATCAAGCTGGCGGCTGGCTGTTTTGCGGAAAGAGTGCTGCGAGTGACGAGTACATTTACAAAGGAAAGCGATGGCAAGGCCGATCGTTCCGCAACAGTTTTAAGGGGATGGAGAATCATCCCCATGTGAAGATCGTCAAGGGCAGTTCGAAGAATCGCTACCTGATGCCCCTCGATGCCGAAATGAAAGCCCGCATCGAACCACTACGCAAACCCTACCCGAAACGCGAACGAAGTGCAGACAGCGGCACGCCCGGCAACCAGTCGGGAAGGGGCGGTGCAATTCCGACCCGTTCGCTCCATACAAGCGGTGAAACATGAGCCGCAAGACGAGGAACCGCAAGCCGCCGCAAGCCCCATTGAAGGGGGGATTGGGGGGCGCTCCCGGCCCGCTGGTGCCAGAGGTTGTTCCGGCCCCGTTCGTCGACCCGAGAACACCCGGGAAGGATCTGCGATTGATTCAATCAGCGGTGGCGAAGGGCTGGCAGATCAGGCCAGAGGCAATGTCAGCCCTGCCCGACTCGATGCTGCGGATCGCACTGGATCGGGATACTGAGGTGCGTGCCCGCGTGTCTGCGGCAAAGGTACTCTGCACGATGTACGGACAGGTCAACGCGGCGAGCGGGAACGGAACAACGGTTAACGTCGGCGTAGTGGTCAATCGAGGGGAGGATCTTCTCGACTGATGACATTCACATTCTCAGAGGAAAAGGCGTCGCGTGCCGAGCGGTTTTTTTCCGAGCTGCTGTTCTACGTCGAAGGCGACAAAGCCGGTCAACCGTTTGGCTTGGAGCCGTGGCAAAGGAAGATCATCCGCGATTTGTTCGGTTGGCTTCGGGCAGATGGAACGCGACGCTACCGACTGGCATACATCGAGGTTCCCAGAAAGAACGGGAAGTCAACGTTCTGTGCCGGGATCGCACTGTATCTCTTGTTGGCTGATCAAGAGAAGCGGCCTCAAGTGTATTCCTGTGCCGGCGACCGGGATCAAGCTCGGATTGTTTTCAACGCGGCCCGGGCAATGATTGAAAAGGGAAGCCCGCTTCTCCAGTCCAAAGCCGAATTGCGGCAATACCGTATCAACGCCAAAGCAAACGGCGGATGGTACGAAGCAACATCGGCTGAGGGCTATACGGCACATGGCAAGAGCCCGTCGGGAATCATCTTTGACGAACTGCACACACAACCAAACCGGATTCTGTGGGATGCCATGCTTTCGGGCCGGGGCGCTCGCAAACAGCCGTTGGTGGTGGCGATCACCACGGCAGGGCATGACCGGTCGTCGATCTGCTGGGAGATGCACCAACGAGCAGCGGCAGCCATTGCCGACCCGGACTCTGACCCGACATTCTACGGGGTGATCTACGGGGCAGACGCGGGAGAGGACTGGACCAGCGAAGAAGTCTGGAAAAAGGCCAACCCGAATTTGGGAGTGTCTGTCTCTCTGGACTTTCTGCGGGACGAGTGTACGGCAGCACGGAACAACCCGGCAGCGGAGAACGTCTTCCGGAATCTCTACCTCAACCAATGGACCGAGCAGGCAGTCCGCTGGATTCAGATGCACCATTGGGACCAGTGCCGGATGGACTTCGACCTGTCGGAGTTCTCGGGTGAGCCGGTATGGTGTGGGTTGGACTTGGCGTCAACGCGCGACATCAACGCCTTGTCGATGGTGTCCAAGCGCGACGGCGAATACTTCGTAAAGTGTCGGTATTGGATGCCGGCAGAGGTGGCCGATATTCGCGGCAAACAGGACAGAGCACAGGCCAAGCGGTGGGCGTCCCAAGGGCTGATCACGCAGACCGATGGGAACGTGGCAGACTACGGGGTGATCTGTGCGGAACTGTGCGACGTGGCGGAGCAGTTCGACGTGCAATGTTTGGCCTATGACCCCTGGGGACCGGCCCGGGCGATGGCCCAGCAGTTGGCGGCGGCGGGATTCCCTGCTGAGCGGTTGAAGGAATTCCGCCAGACCATCGGATCATTCGCGGCCCCCTCGAAGGAGTTCGAGCGGAGGATTGCGAACCAGACATTACACCACGACGGCGACCCTGTGTTGCGATGGATGGCGGGAAACGTAGCGGCGGAGCGGGACAAGAGCGATAATATCCGGCCTAGCAAGTCGCGGTCTGCGGACAAGATTGACGGCATCGTGGCAACCATCATGGCGATGGGGACCGCGATGGTGGCGGATGAAGTGGGCAGCGTCTACGACACGAAAGGGAGTCTGTCACTGTGAGCATCATTGCAGGGATTCGGCGTGGTCTGGCGAATTGGATCGCGCCGGAGGCCCGGGGCATGTCGCAGCAGGTGGCCGACGCATTGATGCCGCGTAGCTCAAGCGGTGTGGCGATTACCGAGACTTCGGCGATGACCGTCTCAGCCGTCTACGCTGCGGTTCGCGTGATTGCCGAGACCATCGCCCAGCTTGAATGGGAGGTTTACGAGCGGCAGGACGAGGCGAACATCGAGCGGTACGACCACCCGTTGCGGCTGCTGTTGGACCAAGAGCCTAACAGTGAGATGACGGCGTTCTCGTGGCGAATTGCCATGATGACGAGTTTCTACTTGCACGGGAACATGATCGCCGAGATCGAACGCAACCGGGGCGGGCGACCCGTCTATCTCTGGTGGATTCACCCGGCCCGCGTGGCCATGAAACGCGACAGCACGAAGCGGATTTACTACGAGGTGACCGACGAGCACGGGTTGAATCCCGTCCGCCTCGATCCGGTCGATGTGTACCACGTCCCCCTGATGGCGGCTGATGGAATCGTCGGCAAGGGACTGGTTCAGCGAGCCCGCGACAGCTTCGGCCTCACGCTGGGAATGGAACAGTATTCGGGCAGCAGCTTTGCGAACGGAGCCCGCCCCGGTGGCATCCTCAAGCATCCCGGCAAGCTGACGACCGACGCGCGGCGGAACATCCGCGACGAGTGGGACGCGATGCACCGGGGGGCCGACAAGGCAGGGAGGATTGCCGTTCTTCAGGAGGGCATGGAGTTCCAGGCAATGCAGATGTCAGCCGTCGACGCTCAGTTGCTGGAACAGCGGCAATTCCAGATTTCGGAGGTGGCCCGGTGGTTCAACATTCCGCCGCACCTTCTGCGGGACTTGTCGCGGGCGACATTCGGCAACATCGAGCATCAGTCGATCGAATACAAGACGTACACGATCCGCCCCCTTGCCGTGGCCATGCAGCAGGAGGCGCATAGGAAGCTGTTCTCCGCGAGCGAGAAACCCACCTACTTCACTGAGCTTGACCTTGATGATCTATCGCTGGCGGACCTCAAGAGCCGGTATGATGCCTACGCTGTGGCCAGACAGAACGGCTGGATGAGCGCAAACGAGATCAGGGACCGAGAAGGCATGAATCCGATTC